CGAACAAAAGCGGACGCCCTATAACCCCGACCATGATCGTGTTGCACCATACGAGCGGCAGCTATAACGGCTCCGTCTCTTGGTGCATGAACCCAGCCAGCAAAGTGAGCTACCACGTCATCATCGCCAGAAACGGCAACCGCACCGTCCTCGCCGACGATACAGCCCGCTGCTGGCATGCAGGCATCAGCTCATGGCAAGGCGTGCCCGACTGCAACAGCTACAGCCTCGGTGTGGCATGGGACGGCGACACCTACAGCGACCCGCTCGGCGAAGCAGCGATGGACAGCGCCATCCAATACATCGTGCCCCGCATGAAGAAGTGGCACATCCCCCTAAACCTCGTCCTCACCCACCAACAGATCGCACCAAACCGCAAGAACGACATCAGCCCCGCCGACGCGGCGCGGTTCAAAAGCAGGCTGAGAGCAGCACTCAACTAATATGGCCAAAACAATCACTCAACTCCCCGACGCCACCGTAGTCAACGGCAGCGACGAACTTATCATTCAACAGTCCGGCGTGACCAAGCGTGCGACCAAAACGGAAGTGCTCAATGGTATCATCAATGCGAACGTGGATGCGGCAGCGGCCATTGCATTTAGTAAATTGGCAGCGCTGGACAGCGCCAATATCCTCGTCGGCAACGGCAGCAACGTGGCCACAAAGGTCGCCGTGACGGGTGACGTGACGATCAGCAATGCGGGGGTGACGACACTTGCGCGGCCTTACACGCTGGCTACGGAACAAGCCAGCACCAGCGGCACCAGCATCGACTTCACCGGCATCCCGTCTTGGGTGAAGCGGATTACGGTGATGTTTAATGCGGTTTCAACAAATGGCAGTAGCAATTATCTTATTAGAATAGGGGCGGGATCTTATGAATCTTCCGGCTACTCAAGCACGATATGGACTACGTCAACCAGCACTCAGTCAACCGCAGGGTTCATAGTGTTTTCTCCCGTTGGCGCAGCCAACAATGCGGTCGGCATTGTTCATCTATCGTTGCTGGGCAGCAATGTGTGGGTCGAGTCTGGCGCTTTAGCTTTTGGCAACACCAATTCGACAGGATGGACTTCGGCGGGGCAACACTCTGGGCTTTCTGGATCGCTTGACCGCGTCCGCTTAACCACCGTCAGCGGAGATACCTTCGACGCCGGAACAATCAACATTTCTTACGAAGGCTAACCCATGCCTCTGAGCGACCAAGTCATCCGCGACGGCGACCAAGGATTCATGGGCTTTGCCAGCCGATTGAATCCCCTGACCCTGCCTGCCGGTGTCTTGCAGTTGTCGGAGAACATGCGGCTTGACCGAGGCGTGGCACAGACGCGCCGTGGCGCCAAACGCATGGCCAGCGGGGTTGCGCCGTCGAGCACGCCGATAACCGTGCCATTCATTCTCAGCCCAGCGCCAAACGAGCCGGTCGTCCGAGCGATCTATGATGGCGGCATCTTCGCCAGCTACGTTGTCCGCTCGCCGGATTCAGTCAACAGCTTTGAGGCGATTGTGCTGGCTGGACGCGACCGCGCTTACATTCAAGTTTTTGATGACGGCGAAAATTTCAGCGAGACGTGGGGCGCTGGCCCGATTATCACTGACACAGGCGAGGAGATCGTGACTGACGGCGACGAGTCCATTGTCTCGGTGTCTCTACCCGATGAGCTGACCTATCCTTCCTCGCCTGACGAAGTCATCGAGCCGACCGACAAGGTGAGCTTCGTGCAAGCGTTTAACCGCCTCTATCTGCTGCGCGAGGCAAGCATTAACAAGCTCGGATGGGAAACCAGAACGGTGACGACCGGCGGCATCACGGTCTCTGGCACCGTAGCGACCGTCAATCTGGCGGCTCACGGCTACCCTGTCGGCGCCCGCGTTCGCATTGAAGGGTCTTCGGTGGCGGCTTTCGATGGCGTGGAATACGACATCGCCACGGCGGCGACGGACTCCTTCACAATCACAGTGCCGGCTGGAACCGCGACCGATAGCACGACCACCGGCCGCACGGTGCGGCGAGTAAAGGCTCCCTTGTATTGGGACTTGCAGCCAGACACGGATTTCGTCCGCTCGCCCGCTGGCGTTCCCACCGGATTCTCGGCGTCCTTCAAGACACTTCGCTCGACGGCGTGGGCGACTTACAGCAACGGACGCCTCATTGTGCCGGACGGACGCGACAGCGTGCTGCTCTCCGATGTTTTGGACCCGAACGTCTACGATCCGTTCTTCAGCTCCTTCCGCGCCAACCAAGGCAGCAACGACTATCTGGTCGGCGTGCAGCCGTGGGTCGAAGGATCGTTCTTGGTGTTCCTGCGCAAGTCGATCTGGCTGGCTAAGGTCAGCCAGTTCTCTTCAACCGATGGCAGTGCATTCTCGGTGGATACACCGATCAGTCAACTTGAGCTATTAACTGACGAGGTGGGCTGCTCGGCCCGCAAGAGCATCGCTGTGGCCGGACAATATGTTTTCTTCCTCAGCGACTCCGGTGTCTACCGCCTCGATGCGAGACTGGATCTCAAACTTCGCGGCGACACCAAACCCCTCAGCGATCCCATCGCCGACCAGCTACAGAACATCGACCCGAATCTGGCCGCCAATGCGGTGGGGCTTTGGCACGACAATCGTTACTACCTTGCAGTGCCTTACGGCGACCGCCCGAGCAACAACAATGCGCTGTTCATCTGGTCGGCGCTCAATGACCAGTGGGAGACCCGCGACGACTATGCCTTCGGAGCCGATGACCTAATTGTCGGCACCTACCAGCGCGAGCGGCGGATCTTCGCCACAAGCCAAGCCGGAATCATAATGATGCTCAACGAGCTGGACGCTGGAGACGACGCTCCCGATCCGAGCGTGACCGGATATGTCGGCACCATTTCTGGAAAGATCACTACTCGCCGACTCAACTTCAACGAAATGAGCAGCAAGCGATTCCTCCGCGCTGTAGCTGAAACGATCATTCCCAACGGCGGCGGCGTCACGACTCAAGTGAGCGTCACCGACCCCGACAAGACCGAGACCATCGGCAGTATCACCAACAGCAGCGGCGTCACGGAGGACTATCACCTCAAAAGCCCGATCCGCTTCAAGGCGCATGCAGCCGAATTAACCTTCACGACCACCGGCATGCGCCCGCAGATCCGCAGCGCGGCTATTGAGGCATCGCCGAAGTCGCTGCCCGCAACTTTAACACGAAACGAATCATAGGAGATAATTATGGCAACAGTAGCAACCCAACTCAACTCCGGCAGTGGATTTACGTCAGGAGAAATCGTGACTCCGGCCAAGCTCAACAACTTGGTCAATACCGCAACTGTCACAAGCATTTCGGTCGCAGACCTCGCCACGGAAACAACCGAAAGGCTGCTCCCCGCTGGCGCCGTGATGCCCTTCGCCATGAACTCGGCGCCGTCTGGTTGGCTTGCGGCAGACGGAACGGCGGTCAGTCGGACGACCTACGCAACCCTGTTTGCCGCGATCAGCACAACGCATGGCGCTGGAGACGGAAGCACAACATTCAACCTGCCCGACTTGCGTGGCTACTTTATCCGAGGCGCCGGAACAAATGGCGACGGCGTCGCGGCTGGAACTTTCGCGGCCAAACAAGCGGCGGCGATGCTTAACCACACGCATAGCGGCACGACGGGCAACGAGTCCACGACGCACACGCACACACAGACAGGGTATGTTTCAAGCTACTTTAACTTCCAAGTTGGAGCAGGAGATGCGGGCATAGGAACGCCGATTGATGGATCAATCAATACTAGCGGACAATCAACAAACCACACGCACACCTTCACGACCGGCAACCCCAGCGCGGGTGGCGGCACGGAGACACGTCCGGCGAACATCGCGCTGTTGTATTGCGTTAAATTCTGATGACCCCATGGCAAAAAGCGAAAGCATGGCAAGACGAGCACGACGCGACCAAAGACTTTTGGGAACTCCTTGGCCAGCATCTGTCGGCTGGGCTGGTCTGGAACAGTCCGACGACCTTCATGCTCGCCATGCCGACGCACTGGAATTCGGAGGCGCAAGTCTTTGAAAGCGGCAAGCCCAACTGCTGGTTCGTTACTCTGGCTGCTGGCGCTGCTGGCACAAGCCCTGTGCGTGACTGTCTGCGCGTGGCGCCGCATCCGCTGCAATACGTTGCATGGTGCAGGCGCGGTAGCTTTGAGCCGCGAGTATATCTTTGGAAAAAACTAATTAAGAAAACAGGAGGATAATAATATGGGTGGATCACCAAGCATGCCAGCACCGCAGCCAGTTCCGGCCGCGCCTGCACCGATAGATTACGATAAAATGGCCGAGGCGAGTATTCGCGTGGCCAACGCGCAGAGCGCAGCGGAACAGGACGCAATCCGTCAACTGTATCCCGAGTATATCGGCATGCAGTTTGGCACGGCGGACCAGCTCGCCGGAAAGCTCGACAACCAATATCTGGCAACGGCTCGCGGCGTCATCGGCGAGGAGTTGCAAGCCGCTTCGGCGCCAAACGCCATCGAGGCAGAGCTGGCGCGGCGAGCGCAGGCTGATCTTACGGCTGGCGCCACGCCGATCCAGCAACAGCTTTTGCAATCCGCACAAAACGAGCTGGCCCTCGGCCGCTCGCTGTCCGCCGAGGAGCAGCGTGACGCAACGCAGTCTGCCCGCACGGCTATGGCCGCTCGCGGATTGGCTACAGGCATGGGCGGTGCTGCCGCCGAGATCCTTAACCGTGACGCTTACGGACGCCAGCGCGAGTCTGAGCGCAGGCAGTTCGCCATGGGCGCAGAGCAATACGGTGTCGGCATGGAGGAGCAGCGCCGCGCTCAAGCCCTCGGCGCCAACCAGCTTGACCTCGCTCGCCGTCAGCGGCGGATTGGTCTCGGCGGGATGTATATGGAGATGGACCCCTACCGTCAGGCTCTCGGTCCCGCCTTCGGTCTCGGAGTCGATACGCTGCGCACCTCGCAGAATCAGGTGAGTAACA